TTAGCGGATAAAAAACCTAACAAACGACCACCCCATCCACAAGACATATCCCATACCACTCCATTTCCAGCGTATTTTTCATAAATCAACTTTGCTGCCGTTGGTCTAAAGTTACTGACGGATTGAGTTCCACTATAAATCTTTATTGATTGTCTCAACCTATTTTCATGAAACACATTCCTCTCCCCATTTGGGTCTTCACCCTTGTAGTGTTTCTGTTCCCAATTCCAACACTTTCGTATCGTAGATTTAAACATATCATCATCCAAGAATATCTCCATCGGTGATTTTTTAGCACTACCACAACGGACTTCCCAAAAGTGTGGGTGATATGTCCAACACAATCTAAGTCCATGCATGGTTTGTACTATTTGATTGTCTTTGAATATCGTATCAACATCAAACTTTCTCAGTTTTTTTAAGTGGTCGTGCTTTTCCTCTTCACGAATTGTGTAATGTGGGAATCCATGTCGTCTATAGTAATCAAATATAACTTCAACACCATATTCTCTATCCACGACATCTATTGAATTTGTAACCCTTTCGAACTCCAAGTCTTTGTCATCGATATTGATTAGTGTACCGAGAGTTTCGTAGTTTACTCTTGCCATTAGGGTAGATTTAGTTTCTTAATTTCCTTTGGTTCTACACCATATTTTTGAAGTATAGATTTCAAATCAGCCTTACCTTGTTCAGAACTATAGTATATTTCTAAATAATCATGAGCCTCACTAATACTTGATTCATAATATTTTGCTACTATTTCCAATAACCATGTTTGATATTTCATCGTTTTTTTTCCTTTAACATACCTCAACCATTCCTTTTTCTTAGGAAGTATATTCGTGTATAATTTATATAATTCTTTTGGTTTTAAATTATATCTTTGGAGCTCATTCACAACCTCGACATAATCCATCTTCATCGATAGAAACCTATGTATCATATAGTTAGACCACTGCTTCTTCTCCGTTTCATTTAGAGAATCCCAATACCCTTTGGTTTGTCTTTGTGTAATGTGTGTTATATGGTCGAATAGACCTTTGTTTTTTGTAACCTTCTTTTTTCTCATTATCTAATGCCAAACTTTTCTGTAATTATCATAATCTTTTTCGTTTAATGTCATCCATTTTGAACCTTGACCAAATAGCTTATCACGAAATTCAGATGTGAATTCTCCATCCACCCTCAAACTAACACCATAACCATTTGTTTCTGTTCCATGTATTTTCCTACTATCGAACCAACACGAGCTTCCTTTTATATAATTAGGTTTGTTATTTTCCATAATGAATATTTTCTTGGCATTACTAAATCGTATCCAAATCATCTCATGTCTCCACTTATCGTAGGGATGGTCTCTATGGTTTGCTATCTCGTTACCATTCTTGGTAAGTATTGGCCGTTTTGAAAATCTAAGTTGGTTTCTTGTGAACACTGCAAATATTCTAGCAGTATTTTCAAAGGGTAATTTTGAAATCATCTTTGTTAGGTTTGGTAATTTTTCAGTTATGTTGGTGTCATTAATCCAATATTTCGAATTGTCAAGTAGAAAATACCTATCCCAATTATCATTCACTAAATCTTCATCTAATTTGGATAATGAAATCATGTGGACATTTGGATTGTCCTTAAGTAGATTACCATCTTCATCCGTTTCTCTTGTGTCGGAATAAAACATTCGCCAGTAGTCTCGAAGACTACCTATAACTTCTTCAAATTCCTTATTGACCGAGTCTAAATCACTTAAATCTAAATATTCGTCTAACTCTATCAGACCTTTCATCATCAAGAATGTACTATTAGACCATCATCCATGTATAATATATCATTACCATCAACTTCAATAGCAAAAAATACTTTATCTTCTAATTTATATTCAAGTGATGTGATATTCAAAGGTTCGAAATTATTACCATCAGTTTTTTTAATCAATTGGCTCGAGGTGCTCAATTCTGAAATAATATCAAATTTGTATTCTGAACCATCTGGTCTACACATAATCGTACTTACATTATCAGGTAAAATGTAAGTATTATTTACTTTATAATGGGCTGGTATTTTGGATGAAATTACTCTCGTTACTTGTGAACTATTAATAGAACCTGATATAGTGTTTGATGACCAAGTCCGATAATCATTACTTTGTGAAGATAAATTTGATACTTTTAATGATTTAACATTATCACCGACTTGAAGTGTACCTATCTCCTTTTTAGAACCATCAACCATTTCTATTTGACTACCCGTAGGAATTACATGACGATACTCCAAAGATGTAATAATATCCCACTTTCTATTATCACTGCTCGCACTTGGTATCAGTTTGTGCGATACGGATTCACAACCTAAATCAACTAAACCATCGTGACTATGTAAAAGTGAATATGTGTATTCATAATTAAATTTACCACTTCCCTCATCACTACCGCTACCGATTATGTATTTTTCAAAATAAACTGAATTATTTGAAGAACTTATCGATGAAAAATGACTCGACTCGAAAGAGTAAAATCCACATTCCCCATTTATTAATGTGGTATCAACTTCTGATTTTTTCATGATGTAATCAGGATAATTGTTATTTGGTGTACATGATGATGGGTCAAATTCTTCTATCAATAATGATGAAGACGGAGAGTTGGATATTATATTTCTAAATTGTTTTTTAGAATAGGAACCACTTGCTAATGAATCAAACTCTGTATATCGAAAGGGTGAATTCACAAATAGGGTATAAACATTAGAACCTGATTGAATTGAATGTAATTCGGAACCAGTGAAATATGGTTCTAAAATTAAAGAAGAAGATATGTTGTTTTGTGCACAACTTGAACTTAATTCCTTATAAAAGGCCTCAGAGGGATTACTTAAATTATCACCATACTTTGTTCCGATGACATCAAGGGTATCCACACTTTGACTTGATAAATAACTTGATAAAGCATTCACCTTTGGAGTCAATGGTGCATCGTACATACAAGCAATATTGGTATTAAACTCATAAAGTTTGGGTAGTCCATCTTGGATTGTGAAGTCATAACTACACAACATTCCGACTTTATAGTTGGGCCATCCACCAGCACTTGCCGTGATGTAGTGACTAACATCTTTAATACTTTTTGTTACTTGTCCTGAAAGTTCAGTTGAACTATACGAATAGTCTGAGGCCATTTATTAACTCCTAAATGTGTCTACTCACATAAATGAATGCGGTATCTATTGCTCCTACGAACAGCTTGAATATGTAGGTAGTAATAAATATCTGTATCATCACATTTAATGGTAGAAGCATATCAGAGTGACCTATCAGGTTGGGTATTAACCAAAACGCGAACACAATAAAAATGAATGTGTCTATGAATTGACTAACGGCCGTACTCACATTGTTTCTTAACCATAGGTGTTTACCATCGAACTTTTCTTTTAACTTGTGAAACAAATGTACATCGTTATATTGTGCACATGCGTAAGCTAAAAGACTTCCAATCACAATTGACGGACTTAATGAGAATAATCCACCCAACCATTCTGCGGCACCCCAATCTGCTCCATTTGGTGAATAGGCTATGATAAACTGCGAGAGAACCAAATATATTACGGACAAACACAATCCTATATTAACTGCCCGTTTGGCTTCCTTCTTACCATACCATTCACTCAGCAAATCCGTTGCCAAGAATAAAGATGCATACATCACATTACCACCACTTGCCGCTAAACCAAATAAATCGAATTGTTTATTGACAAATATCTGTGATAAGATTACTGCGAATCCAATGTAACCGACAAGGTATTCCTTACCGAGTCTGAATAAACACAACACAAATGAAAGGGATACAATCATCTGTAGGATAAAAAGTAATTCGTTACTCATCTTAAAACTCCCATTTTACACCGAGAGTCGGCATTACTTGTATATCCTCACCAGCACCCCACACGAAGTTTTGACTTATCTCGACCTCTCCACCAACTGCTAGTTGACCGAAACTATACCATATCTGTGGTTCTGTCATCCAAACGACTAAATCTCCATCGTTCCAAATGTCAGCAAAACCTGTGAATGATACTTTGTCCGAGAGTTGTTCATACCAAACTCCAGTAAGTTGCCATCCATACCCATATAAATCGGTATGTCGTAACCAAGCACTTGAAATTAGTGTTCCAATTCCTAAGTTAATTGGTACTTCGGCACCTGCTAACCAAGATGGTTCGTAACTACCAAAGGTATTTAAACCACCGTTGTATTGTACTCCAAGTCCTATGTTCTTTACATTGAACATTCTTGCTATTTCCCAATATGCAGCAGAAGTTGGACGACCTTCTTCGTAGTCGAAATCAACAAAGAAAAAATTCGAACCTAAATCATCAGGTTTAAACATTTCTAATGTTGAGGTGTAGTGTCCTCGTTCTGTATCATAATGAAGTTGCACATGAGTCTGTGCAGATAATAACCCAAATAGCAGAGCTATTCCTATTGTTGTTTTTTTAAGTGGTGTCATCACTGTTCTCCTTTGTTATTAGGATTGTCTTAATAAGTATGTATCTTTGATACTTTTTGGTTCTAAATATTTATTTACAAAATCTATAGTTTTATCAATATCAAATTCCTTACAACTGAATACATCAAGATAGAAATCACCATTCTTATCTACGAAGTGACCTGTTATTGAACTTGTCTCAATTAATTGAACGAGACTCCAACCTGCCTTATCCTCATCGTGTGTGGCGAAGTGTTCAATCATCGGTTGTCCGTAAGACACCATATCTATTTCCTCTACGAGTTGTATTACGAAGGCCCATAAATCCTCTTTACTTCTTATTTCTCTACCACTTTTACAATCAAGTATTAAGTGGTATCCCCAAGACTTCGACATTCTATTATCCTTTGTTTACATAGTTTACATTTATTACATGGTTTATCACCGACTGGCCACCAACAAGTCCATGTGTAGTATAGTAGGTCATCAAACCCAAGTTTCTTCGCTTCCTCTAACATTTCATATTTGTTTGTATTTCTAAGAACATGATTAAAACCTGAGAAAACTTCCCATTCCTTATGTTCTTCAGGTAATTTATCTACAATTAACTTCCCATCTTCAAGATAATCATCCATGATTTCCCATACCTCACCCTCTAAAATATTTTCATGTGATAGGTAAATCTCGATACCAAATTGTCTTTGAAATCTTGCCAGTAAATCAGCCTGAACTTCTAACCAATGTGGTTCTCCATCCTTATCCTTGTAGATTGGTTCAGGTATCCATTCATTATACTTTTCTACTAACTGACTTACATCCTTATCCTCTTGTATGGGTTCATCTATTATTGCAGTTTGTAAAAATAATTCTTCGGAATTTGGTATCCTTTTGTAAATTTCTTCTCTCAACCAAGCTTGTCTTTCTAACTCGATTTCGGTTGACCTTCTTGGATAGGTATCTTCACCTCTCTGTCTAATTAGAGGGTTGGAGTGATAACCACCATGATTAACTCTATCATCTATGTAGATTGGTTGTACTTTTTTCCCTTCCAACAAGAGTTTGTAAACCAACCAAGTAGAGTCATATCCGCCTGACCAAAAGGTGTAGGTTATACCTAACCAATTGTCATTCTTATATCCGATTTTTTTGAGTCCCCTTTCGGCTCTAATGTTATCTGTCACACATAAAGTCTTTCTAAAACCAGAGTCGTAAAATAAATTATTTCTGACCAATAAAAGTGTTTTTGTTAATCCTTTACCTCGTAATTCAGGTTTTAAATAGGTATTATAAATATATAAATCTTCTTTACTTTTCTTCTCAAACCAACTGCAGGCTATTGGAGAACCCTCATCAAACACCAACCATAAAAAATGACCTTTTTCAAATCTATCTACTACATCATCCCAAGTCCACATCTCATCCCAAATATCACCTATCTCGTCATAAATTATAGAAATCATTTTTTTGATTTCTGATTCATACCCATCCGTGTATTTTATGATGACATTTTCGTAATCTAATTGGACATCAGATTTTTTAATTCTACATGATAATGGCTTCTGTATCATCACTTACTAAATTCCTCACTCAAAATCAAATTACCTATATCACTACAAAGCACTATTACTCTTCTTTTGACATAGATTGAGTTTATAGTACCACCAAAATAATTTGACCATTCACTATCCTCTATCCATTCCTCAAATTTTGAACTATCTGATGCAAACTTGTCTATTTTTGAATATTCATCGTATGCGTACCTTAGTACAAAAATATTCTCTCTAATGTCAAACTCAGGTATCGGTGTTGGCCAAACATCAACCATATATTCATCGTAATCAATATCATCCGATTTCAAAATATTACTTAATTTTTCCGTCCATTTATCGGATGGATTTTGTATTGTATCATCACGGAGTCCTAAAACAAAATTAAAATTATTCTTTTGTATGAAGTTTTTGAAAGTCTCAAATTGGAAGTATTTTACTTCGAAATCACCCAAATCTATATTTGTATTTATTTCAATCAATTTATCATTTAACCAATCAAACGCTACAATCACCCCTGCATTTTTATTAGACTCTGTTAGGTATTGGTTTTTTTTCCAATAATTAGCTATATCTAAAGATACCTTACTTATTTCCATCTGTAACACTCCACAAACTCACTCCACCGTGAATGGATACCTGTCTTGTACGATGGAATAAACAAATTACTATATATTAAACTAAATAAATCGATGACATCTCTTTTAATTTTTAAATCGTAAATCCAGTCCTTTTCAACTATATTCAACTCGTTACCATCAGACTTTACTGCCTTGACACCTGATAACGATATCTCATCATCATAGACCGATAACCAATTTTCATTTTTTTCATTAAGTGTGGCTATTGGAAATTCATCATCACATGACAATATGTCCCTATAATCAATTACATCATATTTTTCATAGACTTGAGATAACCAGTTTTCTTTTTTTCTAAAATTTGGAAGACATTTTCCAAATGGTGGTCTGTCATAAGTTACATCACTACTGATGTAAAATTTAGAGTTGTACTTATGATTCAACTTGTCAAGAACTTCAATCACCTTATCCATTTTTGCCTCATAATTAAATCTTTCTATTGTTGAATTATGATTCATGTCTGTCTCACTTATGGGCCAGTGTCTAATATGAACACCAATTCTATCTTTTAGTGATTGTTTTATTTTGTCTTCTAATTTTTTGTCCTTTAAAGTTATTTGACTAGCAACTTCATTATCGATTGAAGAATCCGCGTTAACATAATAATTTTTAGATGTATCGAGTCTCCCCTTTCCAGCGTATTCACAATTAGTTAAATCTATGTTAGTTTCAGACTCGGTGTGAGGGAAGTTCAAATACTTTAATTCTCTCCACTCGAAGTCATCAACCAAAATGGTAAATTTAAAATCATGAAATTTATTCAATCTGTAAGCGTAAGCCCATATTCTTATCCTATCACCGAAACCTGTATCCGACATACTATCCCAATAACTACTTTTTTTAATCTTTAAATATCCCATCATATACTCAATTTGACACGAGGTCTTTTACCACCTAAAATGTATTCATACCCATCAGTTAGAAGCGTGTATGCCTGTGGGGATAGAGTTTGATTTCTTTGGGTAAAATCACAACCAGGATTCCAAGTAAATTCATTTAAATAAACTTGATTATCATGATACATAAAGTCTAACCTTATTTGGTCGGGCCTTGATTTATTCAATATGGGTTTACACATATCCCAAGCCTCTTCCCACCATTTTGGTAAGTGTTCAACTCCATCAATTATATTTTCATCATCGTCTATTTTCAAATTGTATTGACCTGTTTGATATAATTCATGATTTACATAGTTGATTGATGCAAATACAATCACACCCCAAATACATAAGATTTGAAACTCCGTCCTCGTTTCAACACATTCCTCTATGATTACACCCGGCGGTGAGTAGTATCTTGGCCAGTCCTCATCATCGAGAGTGTTCCAAGCCTGTTTCATTAAAGAATCTATTCTTTCGTATGGTGATACCCAAGGCCATATTCTAAGTGGATGATTATCATCATTTACTACTTCATCTCGGATTGCCATATTGTCCATCGTGGGCCTAACGATTTGATAAACATTATCGTCCTTCCATTTGAAAATATATCTCGATAGTGATAAATGAGATGGTTTGATTACATAGGATTTATTTTTATCTAATGACTTTATAACATCACTAACTTTGTGATTTTCGTTTGAATAATATACTATTGGTGGTGAGGATATGTCATTTTCCTTCATCCAATTGTATAGTTGAATCTTATCGTTCCATTTTATCAAACCTTCGTTATCTATTTTACTATTCAACATTATTGTCTGCCAATCACTAGCCAACAAATCACGATGATAATATCTCGATAAATCGAAATCAGGATTTAAATTATTTACAATATAATTATTTTCAAAGTCAATCATTAAATCGGTTGTGAATCCAACCCTACATCTTTTAACATAGAGGTCGGAACTTTTCCACAATTACCACAACTATATATCTCAATAGGTGCAAGAGCTTCTTGACCAGTCGGACTCATAAGTGCTGATATCCTTTTTATGACTGTAGCTTTAATCCAAACATAGTTCCCACAATCTTCACATTTCATCGTTTCTGCCTGTGATAAATCCACTTGAACTTGCTGTGGAACGGGTTGATGTTTTCCTTGTTGTGGTCTGAACTTTCTTTTAGCCATTTTGTCTCCTTAAATTATTTCGTCTATTAATCCATACTCCTTACAGGTGTTGGCGTCCCAAAGTAAATCATGTTTCAATATTTCATTTAGTTTCTTAACTGGAACTTTGGTATATTTTTTATATACATTTTTGATGGTCGTCATCATTAAGTCAAGATTCTTCTTCTCATCCTCAAAGTTAGCATAAGTACCCCAAAATGTGGTTGATAATTGGTGTATCAACATATAGGAGTTTCTACTCATGAATCTATAGTTACCCACCACAGAAAGGAATGTTGCTGCACTTGCTGCGAATCCATCCACATAGGTGTGGATTGGAACTTGTGTCCTCAGTATTGTATCCATAGATGCTATACCACTAACCACCGAACCACCACCTGAGTTGATTAGTAATTTTATGGTTGGTGGTTCAATACCTAAACTTTTGGCAGTCCCAAGATACTTTCCTTCCAACTCACCTATCTTTTTATTTAACTCGGAGCAACTTCCCCTATTCACATTCGAATAATAATAAATCTTATTGTCTTGTACGGTGATGTGCTTCTCATTACTCGAAGAAGCAGACTTTGTAGATTTCTTTTCTCCCCAATATCTTTCCATTACTCTATCACATCCACTATTTTAGATTGTTTGACTAATATTGTCTCAAAGATAAAAGGTGAATCCTTTACGAATTCATTTACTTTAGCTTCAGCCACGGTGACAGAATCACACTCCACCAAGTAACTTCTCCTAACCTTCTTTTCTTTGACACCATTTTTCGTTTGTATTTCTTCTATAAATACAACTGTTGCTTCAAAGTACATTCTAACTCCTTACATATTCTAATTCATTCCAATAATTTACATTATGTTTTTTAGATAATATTGGAACACTTTTAACAAATTTATTTATTTGACTTTCTGTTGGTATTAACTTTTCATATAGTGGATGAGCAGTCATTACTCGAAAATCAATCATATCGATTTTCACATCCTCACTAATAGAGAAAATCTCCTCGACCTCTTCTATGTTGTCCTTAGTCAAGATATTGACATACTTGACGAATGTTTTATTACTTTTCAACTCTCCTAAGTATCGTAACCTTTCCAAAAGTTTATCCCATTCCTTTGGTTTCACACCTCTTAAGTCGGAATAAGTTTCTTCTGTACCAGCTGATATATTGATGTCCAATTGGTCAATCTCCATCTCAACTAATTTCTTGATATCATCATGTGATATTATGGAAAAATTTGTGAATAACTTTAGTTCAAAATTTTTACTCTTGACATAACCCAACATCTTCATCATGTCTTTCAGTACGAATGGCTCTCCACCACCACTAATTGATATCAACTCACATCCACCTAAGTCCTCAAGGTCATCAATTATTGATTTGAACACATCCCATTCAATAAATTGTTTTGACCATTCCTTCCAATCAGGATTTGGATGACCTATTTCCAAAAGTGACTTCGACCAATGCCAACAAAAATCACATCTATGATTACAAGGATTACCAACTTCGAATTGAAACTCTCTTGGGCCTTGTTTTGGTTTACCATCGGTATCAATATAATTAAAATTTTTGTCCCAATCTAATTCTGTCACATAATGGGGACAATATCGACATATATCGACTTCCTTAAATTGTTTTATTTCATGTTGTAGGACATCTCTTAAATCTTGGTATTTTTGTGAGTTCCAAAACTTCTTAAAACCACCATCTTCATCCCAACTTCCAATACTACTGACTCCACCACAGCATAACCAATACCTTTTATCAGGTGTTATCTTTCCAAATCTATAACCTATTCGACATTTTTCTAATAATTCATTCACTATTCTTTATTTTATCGTTGATAATATTTCAATCAACATAGCCATCGCGTTGATTTCTTTATCCACCACTTGAGCATCACTTAGTTCATACTTGGCTATAATCAAGATACAATCGGCTATCTTTCCACTACCATAACTATCAACCTCATCATACAAAAGACGAAATAAGTCGGCGAAGTCCGTCACCTTCGCGTCGGCTAATAACTGACGAATGTTCTTGAAGGCGTTTTTCTTGTCTTGAGTTTTTAGTATCTCCAACAACTTCATCTTGTAGTCATTCTCCACAATACTCTGTTTATCAATACTCAACCTACCACCGATGGATTGTCTTTGAGCTCCGTTAATAACCCTTCTGATATCAGGATAACCACTATTGACAATAATACCCAAGTCCTCTCTTTCATATCCTACACCCTCTTGTGTCAATATATTGTGTAGGTGTTTAGCTACATCATTCTTATTCGGTGGAATCACCTGAAACGATTGACAACGAGATTGTATTGGGTCGATGATTCTCTCAACAAAATTACAAGTCAAGATGAATCTACAATGTTTTGAGAATGTTTCCATGAGATTACGAAGGGCGGCTTGGGCGTTTGGTGTAATGTAATCACACTCATCCAAGATGATGACCTTGTAATCCTTGAATCCCATAGTGGAGGCGAAGTTCTTAACCTTACTCCTTACGGTTTCCACATTGTTCTCATCCGAAGCGTTGATGTATAGATAATCACAATCTATGTTGTTGACGAGTAATTTAGCTAATGTGGTCTTACCAGTTCCGGCCTTACCAAATAATAGTAGATGTGGTAAATCACCACTATCCAAATAATGTTTGACCTTGTCTTTTAGTTGTTCATTTCCGATGTATGTATCGAGTGTGTTGGGTCTGTATTTCTCAACCCATAATGTATTCTCTGTCATATAACCTCTTTTTGTATAAATATATCTGACTAATTCAGAAATATATTATTAATAGCTAACCATCCACAAACTCATGAATTTTACTTCTCAACAAATTAGTTTGTATTTTAGAGTGATTTGAAAAGTGCTCGAAATTATGATTGAGTATTTTACCAATCGTGGAATCGAAATCAACTCCACTTAATATTTTGTGCATCTTTTGCATATCATTAGTCAAAAACTCTCCAATTGAATCTAAACAACTTTTTAACCTAAGTTCATCATCTTGAACTAAGTCGTAGTCTTCATTCCAATAATCAGAAAATGTCTTAAACCCGAGCTGTTGTAAAGACCATAGTGCCTTCGGTTGGGATAAAACAAAGAATGGATGCATACCAAGTATTGCCTTGAATGTTTTTTCTGAAAAATTTACACTTGGAATATCCTCACCATCTACATAATTAAATTCTGTTTCAGTCACGATACTAAAATAGGAAGATAGGTAAAGACCAAAATTCCAATCCGCCATACCTCTATTTTCTTGTTCCCTTTTTTCATCTACATTATCGAGTATCAAGTGTTCACCTTCTGGTAGACATCCTTGAAGTGCCTGTGAGTTATAGGAAACCCAACCATCATTCAAATGGTCATTATCACGGAGATATTCATATAAACCCGTCCTATGTGATTTGACCACACTATTTAAACTCAGGTATTTTCTCTGTCTCAAATAGGAAACATCCCTTGAGAATAATATTGGTAAATCTTTGGTTGGTATGTTTTCTTGCAAGTCATGGGTGGTTTGAGTATAGTATAGATAATCGAATCTCTCATCAATTTGTTCTGTCAAATAGTGTGATGTTGTCACTAAGCATTTTATTTTGGTATTCTGTAAAAATTTATTGACAGCAGGAAACAAATCGTACCTTAGTGAATGACACACATCAAGATTAAAAATTATCAGATTATCAGTTTTCAAATCAATCAACTTACAAGGGTCGTTATGAAAAGCCTGTGTGACAAAAACATCTAAATCACAATCCGTGTCTGTGTAGATAAAATCAGTAAATATATTACTGAAACAATGCTTATTTTCACCGAATAAATTAACTCTTAACATTTCTTTCTATCCTCGTTTTCAAAACTTTTTTATAAATATTGACCGATTCGATTCCAAACTTTTTTTCAATTTTCTTGAACCAATCTTTCCTATCATAATACTTGTTGAAAGCCTCATCTCTAAATTTTAGTATCTCGTGTCTGTTCAAATTTTCTGTTGGATTTGGAAAGGAATCTTTTGAATAATAGGAATAACCTGAGTATGTCGGTGGTAATGATACACCATTCATGACTGCCTGTTTGAATAGTGGAGAGCCAGGAAAAATCATGGTTGGATTAAAGTTTGCAGCACTCGTATTGAGTTCTATTGATAGGTCTAAGGTTTCCTTCATGGTATCGATTGTATCTCCACTCATTCCAAACATATAGTTTCCAATCACCTCTATACCTGAAGACTCTATTTTACCAACAATATCCACGACATCGATTTCATCAAATCTTCCCTTAACAGAATCGACTCTAATTTTTCTATTTCCACTTTCAATACCTAACGCTAACCAATTCACACCAGCCTTTTTGAGTTTCTCAAGATAGTATTCCTTGACCGTATCCACCCTAGCATATGCCCATATGTTAAAATCATATCCTCTTTCTATAATCAAATCACATATTTTGAGAAAGTGATTTTTATTCAAGACAAACATTTCATCAGCTATCTTGATGTTTCTGATACCCATACTGGCAATCTTATCAAATTCTTTTATTATGAAGTTTGGTTCCCAATATCTAAATACCGACTTTCCAAATGGTGCATTAATACAACAGAAATCACATTTGTACGGACAACCTAAAGATGTGTATAATGATGCGAATGGTTTTCTATCATTATTATTGGTCATGGAAAAATGAATCGTGTTCCGATACTCATCCATCGGTAGTAAATCCCATGACATACCGGGTAATCCAACTTCCAAGTCCTCAATTATTGGAGTCATGAATGTAAATTTGATTTCATTCGAATCTCGATACCATAGTCTTGGAACCCTCGATACATTTTTAAACCCACTTTCCATAAGTCCAACCAAAGTATCGACACCTTCACCTTCACAAACAAAATCACATTTCTCATCCTCAAGGGTTTTCGTGGGTAGTGCTGATGGGTAAAGACCAACCAACAGCGTTTTGAACTCATAATCCATCATTTCTAATAACTCATGAGTTCCCTGCATACTTTGAGCGGAAGCAGAGGGATGTTGTCCAAACTGAACAAAACAAATCAATTTTGGATTTATTTCTTTAATCTTGTCATAACTTTGTTTTGTCGTTAATTCCAAAGCTTCACAATCCAATATATCCACTACATAACCTTTGATTCTTAATGATTGTGCTAAGAGTGCTGACCATATTGGTGGTTCTTTTGCAGCATATTTTGATAAACTTTGAAATGTTTTATCTAATGAATTTGTATTTACAAATAGTATATCAATCATATTTTCCGTAGTCGAATAATTTATCTGACCATAACTCATGTCCTCGTGGAGTCGGATGAAGACTCTCATCTAAATTTTCCTCTCCTATGAATTCAAGATGATTAAGTTCCTTGTAGTCACTTGGAACACAATCCCACAAAGCATGAAGACTATAATATGTATCTATGTTGTCAAAAGTTCTAAGTTTTGAAATTTTATTTTTTTCCAAATCATCCACTATGTTGTTATAATACTCTATGGTGTTTTCACCAAAAGGAAAAAAACAATTGAAGAAAATGTTTGGTATGTTTTTATTTTCTAAGAAGTTTTTTAACGATATGATTTGAGTGAAGAATTTAACTAATGAATTTAATTCTGTAACGATTGGTTTTGAAATTTCATCCGAAAACTTGTAGTCAATTCTTCCATCATTATAGTTCCATTTTTTCTCTTGACTCCAAAGTCTTGATTGGTAGTACTCACCTTGATGAAACCATTCGAATCTAAATGGTGATGTCCAACCCACAATTACGAGTAAATCTGATAATTGACAATCGATATCATTAGTGGTCTCTGACCAAACCTTACCCTCTGATTCGATTCGTGATATGTCCCTTACAACAGTCCTAAAGGTTCTGTCATTTGATGAGCCTGTAAGACTAACATTACAATCTAATCCGCCAATCTTCTTACTTAAAGTGGTTGACCATCGAGAATCCAAACCATGTCCATAAACAAATGAATCACCTATCGTGTATAGTACCTTTACTTTCTCCATATCCATATTGGTTCTCCAAATGCCATATCTTCAGTTATCACCGCCTTTTCTTTCAAATTATCAGAATAATAATCACTTACTGCCTTACCAGCTCCTGCTGAATTAAATCTTTTTGTCATTTCCATACCAATACAACCCTCGTATTTTAACCCTTGTGATTTTATGTAGTCATTCATAGCATTTGTAATATCCACATAACCCTTTACGGACTCATGATAAACATCAGCAATATTTACCGCTAGAATTCCATCTTTTTTCAAAGTAGGGATTATTAACCTTAGTGTCTCATGTAAAAAGTTTTCATTCCAACTATCGATGGTTTTGTATCTTTTGTAACTTTGTGTATCTTCATCACTATACTTTTCCACATCGAAATATGGTGGTGATGTAAATATGGTATCGAAATAATCGTTATACAAATCATAGTCGGTAAAATCTTCTGCTGGACAACAGAACATATCTACATATTTTTCTTCTTCAAAGAATGTTTGGTGTTTCTTATAGAACTCAACTTGTCTTTGATAATTTGGATGATTGAGGGTGTTCGGGTCAAGCCCGACATAGTGTGAAGTAGTCTCTCCACAATAAAACCCAGCCAACCTATCACCCCAACCAGCACTAAAGTCAAGTACATTAACACTTCCAAAATAGTCATAAAATGCCTTTGCTATACTTGGTTTGAATTGTGATGCCACATACTTTCTCAATGTTGTTGCCATTCTTAAGGTTTGTAAATCAACCTTGAGTAACACCTTGTCCAAAGTATAGTAGGCCCTCACAATAGTTTTTATTCCCTTGACTGTCTGCCATGTTTTCCATCCACTTGGCATCCTTGTCCAATCCACCTTCCATCTCGTCTCTATGTGAAACGGATTGGAAGCATTATTTCCTTTGTTGTCTCGTTTGAAATATTTGGGAGTCAATTCGTATTTGGTCTCCCTTTCATTTCTTGGAAACCACTTACCATCAATAAGTAAATCAGGCCACTTCACACCCTTTAATTTATTCAAACTTTTAAGGGTTTCCTTTTCTGTTATCTCAGGTATAGGACATGGATATGTATGTAGAGCCTTTGATAGCTCTTCAATCACATCATCTTTTTCGTATGTGTCTAAAATATACTTCCATTCCTTTTCATCAATAAATAGGTATGGTTCCATATTGTAGAACTTTTTGAAGTAATCAGTTATTTTTTCCATACCCAAATAGGTTCTCCAAATTTTTTATCTTCTTTATTCTCAAGTGACTTCTCTGTCCATACTGAACCCTCGTAACTTTTTGCCGTACCAGCTCCACCACTATTAGGTCTTTTAGCCATCTCCATACCAATACAACCTTGATAAGTTCCGAGTTTGGATAAATAGTCATTCATGGGATTACAAATCTCCAACCAACCTCTATCGGTACTCCATTTTGCGTTTGAATAGACATCACTAATATTTACCAATAAGTGTCCGCCAGGTTTGATACTTTTCCATAGGTTACCCAAGGTCGAATGTAAGAAATCTTTGTTCCAATCATCTATGTCCTTGTATCTTACCCAACTTTGTGTATCATCGTAACTATAACGCTCCACGCTAAAGTATGGTGGACTTGTGAACACCAAGTCAAAGTGTTCTTCATAACATTCAAAATCAAAATCCTCAGCTGGACTACAATGAAAATCAACCTTTCTTTTATGTTCAAAGAATCCTAAATGTTTTGAATAAAAGTCTGATTGTTCTATGTATATGGGAAAGTTTTCTTTTCGTGGGTCTAAACCAACATAATGTTTACCATGTTCACTTGCGTAGAATCCAGCCAATCTATCACCCCATCCCATCGAGAAATCAAGAATATTTTCAGCCTCAAACATATCATAGATTATCTTGGCTACATTTGGTTTGAATTGACTACAGATGTACTTTCTCAAACCAATCATGGTTCTCAGTATATTTTTTGTAATCTTAGGCATCTTCAAAGAGTATGCACTACCCATGAGTGTTGTCATGAACCTCTCATTTTCCCAAGTCCTCTTGGGACCAGGTGAAACCGAACCATCTACACTCCATCGGTTTTCAATCTGAAAATAATTACTGGCCGTGTTACCAGCGTTCAATCTCTTGAAGTATAATGGTTTTCCATCGTACTTCAAATCATATGTGTATTCGGTTCCTTCTCTTGCATACCAATCACCCTCAACCATAATCTCATTCCACTTCATACCTTTTAGTTTCATAAAGTCCTTGTAAGCAGACTTTTCTGTAAGGTTTGGATAAGGTAATGGATATGTCATGGCTACCTTAGCAAGACTTTCCTTAACATCTTCCTTATCAAATGTTTCTTTAATGTATTCCCAATCCTTTTCATCAATCTCAAGATAGGGTTCCATGTTGTAAAATTTATC